GAGCCGGCTGGGCTGGGACGTCTGCATCCTCATGGCCACCTGGGGGAAGGTCGGCTCAGCTGCCATTGCTGGCGGGGCAATCACCCGCAGGGCCCATTCGGTGGCGTGTTTCCACACCGGGCTTTCGCCGCTGCTGGCCACGGCATTGCTGTAGCGGTCCACGCTTGAGACCAAAAGGCCCTTTTGCAGCAGGGTGCTTCGGTCCTCAGGGGACAGCTTGACCTCGCCTGGGTAGAAGTTGTCGAGGTTGTACAGAAGCAACTTGCCTGGAGTGGTGTTGGCTTTCCTGGCAGCTCGCACCAGGGGCGCAGGGAAGCTGCCGCCATTGAGGACGCTTTCGACCACATCCACCGCCGATTCCTTCTTCAGCAGCGGCTCGCCGCGCCAGTTCTTGATCCTGTTCTCGGGGACGCTATCGAGGGTGCCGGCCGAGAATGTCTGGCCCTGGTAGGGCTTGGGTGCCGCAGCTGCTGGCGCTGGTGCCTTGCCATCAGGGTTGGCCTGGAGCTGGGCGCCAGGTTTGACGGATGGGGCGTAGCCCTCCACCCCGGGGAACAGGGTCTTCCAGGTCTCGGGGGCGTTCTTCTGGAAGCCGGAAATGGTGGTTTCAATCACTTCCTCCTTCTCGGCCTGAGTCAGCGGGCCGCCTTTCTTGCCAGTCGCCACATCCAGGGCCCTGTAGACGGCCTTCTTGTAGGCGCTGTTCTGGCGGGCAGTGGAAGCGTCCCTGTTAGCCAGGCCCCACTTCAAGTTTTCCTCGATGGCCTGGCCATTCATCCGGCGAACACCAGCTTCTTGAAGGGTTGGGTAGAAGTTGGCGTTGTTCGCTTTTATCGCTAGCCCCACCTGTGCGTTGATGGCGGCATTGGGCATGTCCTGCTTTTGCCTGTTCTTGGTGTTAATCAGATCCCGCACCCGCTCTCGGGCCCTGGGGCGATCCTTGTCAGGGACATCTGCAAGCGCTCCTTCCAGCTCGGTAAGCACCTTCTTGGGGTCCCATGCCGTCCCGTGGCGCTGATCCACACCAGTAAGCCACTGCTCAAATCGCTCAGGGTCCTGGCCCAGGGCAGTGAAGTCAGCGGACTGAGAAGAGACGTCGTTGAGCGCCTTCAGCTTGGCTGCTGTTGAAAGCCCGGCGTATTTCGGGTTATTCAACATTCCCATTAGGGCGGCACTTTTGGCTGGACCGTTGTCCATGCCAAGGATGGCAACGCCGACTTCGCCGCTGAACTGGGTGAGCTGCAGTTCTTGGCCGCGCTGGTACTCCTTCCATTGAATGTCGTTGATCTTGTCGTTTGCAATCAAGAAGTCTGGGCCCATCACCAGCGCGGCGGGCGGCCTTGGGCCAGTGCTGTTTCTATCTCCCAGGCCAATCTGTCCGAGCAAGTTGGCAAGGTCTTTCCTGCCAGCCCTGGTAAACATTTGAGAAGCGCCAAGAATGGCATATTTCGCCAATTCGCTTGATTCTCCAGGGATCCCAAGGACACTGGATTGCATATCAATCTCCCTGGTCCAGGTGTCGACGATCACCGATGGCGCCCACTGTTCCCTGATTCCCTGTTCTCCAATTCGCTGAAGGTTGGCCAGCAGTAAGTCTTTCTGCCGGTCCTTCATGTAGGCATTACGGTCGGTGATCTGCCTTTCGGTGATCTTGTCCCAGCCCTGCGTCACTCTTGGCATCACATAGTCGATGAAGCCCGGCGAAGACTCGCTGATGCCGAACTCTTGAGCCGTCTGGGTGATGATGCTGGCCTTGAGCTCATTGATCTCAGGGCTGCCCGGGTCCAGCTTGGCCAGTCGCATCCGGCTGTTTTGGTAGCCAGCGCTGAGCCTGGACTCGATCACGCTGCCGGCTAGCTGGCTGAGCTGGTTCATGCGCCCGCCCTGCCGGAACGGGTTGGCGTTATCCATTGCCAGGGCCGCCATTGGATTGGCCTGGGCCAGCTTGCGGTTGACGGAGCCGTACTCAGCTTCGGACTGCAGCATCTGGCGGTTGGCCAGCGTGTAGGCCCGCATCGCCTCGTTCTGGCCCTGCTTGTATTCGTTGCTGGCGTAAAGCTCAGCACCCGAATAGAGCAGCTTGGTCAGGTTGGCGTTGAAGGGCGCCAGGGCCTGGGCCAGGTCGCCGTAGTTGGATTGGACATTGCCACCTGATGCTCGCTGGACCATCCCGATCTGGGGTCCCTGGGGCAGGGCCGACGGCTTGGCTGGCGCAGCTGCGTCAATCCGTGCGGGCTGGATGAAGGACTCAACGGGCTGGGCCGCCGGGGCGATCTGGCCGAGGGGAAGGTCGTTGCGTGCCATGGGTCTAGATCAGGGAGGGCGAGGAGAAGGCGAGATTGACGTTGCTTGAGAAGCCAGTGCCGAAGCCGCCGCTGGGTTTGCCCCCGCCCGTGTACTTCTGCAGGCCCTGCCAGGCGCTCATGCCGGTATTGATCCCGCCCAGCACGGCATTGGCGGCATTGATTCCACTGGTGCTGCCGGAGCTGCCGCCGGTCATCGAGGGACCAGCTGGCATCACCAGGGTTGGCAGCGGTGCAGCAGGGGGCAGGGGGTCTTGGTAGGGCTGCTGCTGGTAGAACTGCTGGCTGTTGTACTGGCTCAGGTACTGCGCCACCTGGCCGGCCTGCTGGCGGGTGAACTGACGATTGCGGAAGCCAGCATTGATGGCCTGCAGGGTCTTGAAGTCCCCCACCTGGCGGCTGTAGTCGTTCACCAGCCGGTCTACTGAATTGCCCTCCCCGGCCCCAGCTGCATAGGCAGCGCCAGCCCTGGCCGCCTGCATCTGGTACTGATACATCGACACCGCGTCCTGGATGGCCTGCTCCTGGATTGACTGGTTCAGGGCCTGACTGTCGGACGCATAGGCGGCTCCAGCGGACGCCCTGGTGTCAGCCACCACTTGGGCCTGGTTGATGGCACGGGTCAGCTCAAAGTTGCGGAGCTGGTTGGTGTAGGCCAGCCCCTGGTTGTAGCTGATCGTCTCCTGCCAATACTTGTACTTGTTGCCCAGGTCAGCTTGCTGAGAACTGATCGACGCAGACCATCGGCCAAACTCTTCGTTTGCCTTCTGGTAGGCGAGTGAGTCGGCCCGCTGCTGGTCCTGAGCGCCAGAGCCCATGAGCCCTGTGGCAGTGCTGACCAGGCCCATGCCAAGGCCGATTGCATCATCCCAACCGAACACCATCAGCGTGACCTCCAAAAGGGACAGAACAAAGCAGCGCTTGGCCCGTGGGGTTCAGGTTGGCTCACATGGAAGCCAAGGTGCTTAAGCCAGCGTATCGACATTCGGTTCTTGGCATAGACGTAATTGCCAATCGGCGCGTCAACCTTGGACTGGCAGTAGTCCACCCATTCCCTGCCGCGATGGATCAGCTCCAGGCGGTGGTTGCGGGTGGCCGTGAGGCCTTCAGTGCCCAGCAGCCAGATCGTGTTGTCGACCAGGCCGGTGATGCCAACAGGAACGTCGTCATCCCCCAGGATCGCCCGGCAGACGCTGCTGTTGGCCCAGCTACTGAGCACTGCTGTGGCGCCGCTCATCGCATGGCTGAGCCGTACCTCCTCCTCGTCCTGGGCCCTGATGTTGTCGGCAATGAAGTTGACGATCTGCACGTCCGGGTAGGCCCACCTCATTGCATCGGCCTCGACTTGCCCGTAATCAGGGCGATCCATTCGCAGGTACTGAACTTGCAGGGATGGGGAGTGCCATTCCTGATCTCCACCGTGCAGCGCTCCCCCCGCGACACCACCGGGATGTTGAACACCCCCTCGTAGTACCGGGAGGAGGCCATCTGGCTGGCAGTTGGGCCCACAAGTGAGTCCCTCACCCCAAGCAGCGTTCCATCGAAGGTGTAGAGGTTCTCGTCGCGTCCTTCCGGCTTGACGGCGATCTGGAAGAAGCCGCTTTCGTGGTAGCGGAGCTTGGCCTGGCGGACCTGGGTTCGCATGGCGTTGGCTGATGCCTTGCCACCACCGATCTCGCGCATCAGCTTGAAGCGGGTGAAGCGGTACTGGAAGGTGAAGGCTTCTCCAGCGACGACATCAGCGGTGGACCAGTCCCCTCGGCCGGTGATGGTGCTTCCTGAGGTGATTTCCCCCAGGAGGACGTTCCCAGGCTTCGCCGCCGGATCATCGGTGAACTCCGACCAGAGCTGGGTTTTCGCCGCGACGGCATAGGGCAGGGTCCAGGTGGTGGTCTTCGTGATCGAGTTGTAGGTGCCCCGTGCAATCCGCAGCGCTGCTGGCGTGGCCGTGGTGCTGTCGACCTTGCGATCGAGGAGCATCGGGTAGGCCAGGGGATCGACGCTGCCGGATTCCGCCAGGCGGTCCTGGACTGGAACCTTCTCCAGGTAGACCTTCGTCCCGTACCGCATCAGGCAGTAGAGCGTTTCTCGGACGCACAGGACCTGGAGCACCTCGTCCACACCGCTGAACTCCCAGTGGCTCCAGCTGGACTGGGCCCGCTCAGCCCCCTGGCCGGTGTTGCGGAAGAAGTATTTGTAGAGGTAGATCCGATCGCCGTAGCCGGTATTCCCGCTGATCGCAAAGGCGGTGCTGCTGGTGTCGTTCATTGCCAGCTTGAACACCCCGCTGGGGATGTAGCTCGACACGTTCTGGGTCAGGTCCTGGGCATCAGCTGTCAGGGCAGTGCCGGCGCCGCGGATACTGAACTCTCGGAACCGGGTCCACTGGCCGTTGGCCTGGGCGAAGACGATCGCGCCACCCATCTGCTGGGGCCTGACTGCGGTGTCGACCTCGAACTGGGTCAGCACCGTGATCTGGGCCGTGGCTGGCGTCAGGACGGTCTCAGCAGCGTTGAAGCGGAACTGGTACTGGCTGCTGAACAGGATCAGCTCGTCCTGGTACGGGACGGCGTAATGCAGCACTGACACCCGGTTGTTGGATGCCACAACGTCGATCGGGTCCGTGTCGAGCACGGTGGTGACCGTCTCGGGGAAGAACTCGAAGAACTCCCTGGTCCGGCTGAGCACGACGTTCTCGTCCGCCAGGAAGCCCAGCCGGTTCTTGTAGATGAAGACGTCGTTGATCGTCTTGCCGATGAAGCTGGGGTCGGGGGCCGTGACGTAATCGCCCGCGGCGCGCTGGCCCCAGCTAGGCAGTTCGATCCCTTCCACGGTGCTGCCGTTGGCCGGCCCGTAGTAGAAGCTCCCGCTTGGCAGCCGCACCAGCAGGTGGGGCATGGTCAGTGGGGCCAGCTTGTATTCCACCCCTGGGCTGACCGTCTCGCTCCAGGTGCCCTCCCCGAATGAGCCGCTGCGGGGGGTGAACTGGACGTAGTAGCCGTCGAAGTTGTTGCCGGGATCGCCAACGATCTCCACCTGGTAGCCAGTGGGGGCAATCGTCGGCAGCTCGGTGAAGGCCTGCACCTGCGACAGGATTGCCGTGATGTCGGCATTGGCCCGGGCATCAGTGGCTGAGATGGTGAAGGCGCTGTTGGATCTGATCCACAGCACCGAACCCTCCCGGCTGATCGTCACCCCGCTGACGCCGGCCAGGGCGGTCTTGATCTGCTCGGCGATGTCGGCAGAGCTGATCCTGTTCTCGGTCACCGTGGTGCCGGATGAGACCACAGGGGCCACTGCTGTCGTGACCGTCGCCAGGGTGCCGTTCAGGAACACCTTGTAGGTCTGGCCGTAGTTGGCAGCCTTCACCCACACCAGCGCTTCGTAGGTGTAGGGCCGGGCTGTGACAGGCGCCACCGCCGCATCCATCGCCGCCGCGGTGTTGGTGTTGAGGATGAAGGTGTAGTCGGCAATCGTCTGGGCCCGGACCTGCTGGCGGGCATCGGTGACGCTGCTCAGGTAGCTGTAGCCGCCAGGGGCCAGAACCGTCTTCTGGTTGCCGGCCAGGTCAAACACCTTGATGGCGGTCTTGGTGATGACGGCCAGGTACTCCTCGCTGGAATCCCGCAGGATCGAATGGATGAAGCAGTCGCCAAAGCTGGTGTCCGAGACCTTGGCCAGGCAGACGCTTCCATCACGCTTGCGCAGGCCCTCGGCGATCGAGCTCACCGCATTGACCTGCACCTCGGCCTGGCTGGGGTCCCGCTGCGCGTCCGGCTGCTGGCTGATCCCCTGAATCAGGTTGGGGATTGTGTAGCTGTAGAGCTCAGCCATCAGATCCGATGCCCCGCGCCAAGCCGACGGGTGACCAGGCCAGCGCCAGGGCTGTAGGTGGGGAACGGCCGCAGGTTGGGACCACCCGTTAGGTAGTTGTACTGGCCCTGCTGGAGCTCCATCTGCTGCAGCTCAGCCCGGGCAGCCCGCTCGTCGAGCTCGGTGTACTTGAAGATCGAGTCGCTGCTCAAGATCCGATCGGAGAAGACCCGGGCAGAGCGGATCACCACCCAACGGTTGTAGGCCTCAGGGCAGTCATCCCAGGGCAGCATCCAGACCACATCAGCAGTCAGCTCCGTGATGTCGTCGAGCTTGTAGGTGCGGTTGTCGCGGTCGTAAACCCGCTGGCCCCTGAGCTGGAAGCGGCCGGCCCATTGGTACGGGTCAATCGTCCAGCGCAGCACGTTGGAGGGGACGCTGATCTCCTTGGTCGATTCGTCGCGGGTGAAGGGATAGGCCTCCTCGGCGTTCCAACTCCAGCCACTGGTCTGCCCTTCCTTGTGGAACTCCAGCAGGGTTCGCTCCGCCACCCGGGCGTCCTGGATCTGTTCGTTCTCCAAGCTGTCGACCGGCTGCTCGCCGATGTTCTCCAGCAGGATCCCGACGGCCTCAAGCAGGGTGGTCCTGCCGGGCGTTCGTGACTGGTTGGCGAGGCCCATCAGATCCCTACGGGGGCGTTGTCCACATGCTACGGGCCATGAAAAAAGGGGCCAGCCGCCGCCAGCCCCTCAGGGTCTCATCCGATCAGAAGGCTAGGGGATGACGATTGCCACAGCAGCCTCAGAGCGCAGGACGCCCATGCCCAGGGCCTGGCGGGCCACAAGCAGAGATGCCTGGTACTGAATGTTGAAGTCACCGCTGGTGACCTGCAGGGAGGGGGACAGCAGGGTGAGGACACCCACTGCTTCCTTGCTGTAGATCAGGCCGCGGCACTTGCTCAGGTTCTGGGCA